CAAGACCAAAAACCCAACCCAAATCAACAGACGGTAATGCAATATCATGGTTACTTGCGTCTAAAGTTGATGAAGCATTGTTATTATTATACCAAGTTCCATTTCTACCTATCCATACTTTATCATTATCTAAATCAAATGCTAACTGAGCAATACTACCACTTGAAAAATCACTAAAAATAGTAGAACCTGAACCTGTATCTAATTTTTGAAGGTTGGTATCAGACCCAGCAAAACCAACATTGATACCCTCAAAGGTATCATTGTCGTCTGTATTTCCTAATGCTTCTCCGCCTTGAGATGGTTGTAAACCAAATCTTCCATTTTCTCCTGAACCTGCTTCTGTTGCTTTAACTTCAACATACCATTTACCTGCCTCTAATAAAAAAGTGCCTCTACCAAATTTCCATCCATCTACTGTTGTCAATTGTTTTCTATTGCCTTCTGAAAAATCAGCAGCAACCATATTATTACCATCATCAGTGTATATAGAATTTATCGTGCAATAATTATTAAATGGTGTATCGATACCAATATTTGTTGCATCTAAACCACTTACAGAAAAATGATTACCGTTACCACTTGTATCTGCACCTATACCAGCTGCATTTGCACTTGTGCCTGTTTCTTTAAATTCTAAATGAAAACCGTTGGTGCCAAAAGAAACATCAGCCTTTTTAGGAATCCAAACTCCATTACCATCTGTTTCGCCAAATTCACTTGGTTCATAATTTTGACCATCACAAAAATAAACATCTGCTAAATAACCATTAAATCTAGAGTTTGAACCACTAGCGTTTGCACCAACTCTTATTGGAACAGTATTACGAGTAAAACCTGCATGTGCTCTATCTTGTGGTAATTGTACTTCATTAGAAAAAGAAGTTTCTCTAACTCCATTTATATACAATCTCATTCTATCACCAGCTGTGCTATCTGGTGCGTCATAAATTAAAACAACATGAAACCATGCGGCTGGGTCACGAAATAATCTATTTGTTCTTATGTAATATGAATTATCTCCACCATCATATTCAATAAATTGCATTTTACCATTACTTCCTCCAGATGAAAATTTTAATCCATTATCTGCATCTTTACCAGAAATAATATATCCATCTTCCGTTAATGCACCTGCACCACAATTTTTAACCCAAGCCGACATTGTAAATTGCGTTGAACCAGAGCCAGATGAAGGCGTAAATTCACAATATGCGTCTGTGTTAAAATGACAAGAATTAGTTATTAAATCCCCGGTTGAAGCTGAATTTGCACCTAAAATTGCTGGCATAGTATATTTCCTATTTTAAAGTTGGTAACTCACCTAATGGTCTTGTAAATGAACCGTCCTCTTGTTCTGTATATGTATAAAGGGTTTCTAACGCAGGAGTATTAGCAGCATTTGTTATTGCTGTTTCCATTGATGCTTGTTTCGTTCTTACAGCATCTCTATGTGTTGTAATTGAACTTGGTATTGCTGTTGATTTTTCTGCTTTTCTAGTTACATACCAATCTGTTCGATTAAGTATTATTTCTGCACTTTCTTTGATATTTCTAATTAACTTTGTTTTAAGACCTTCTGCTTTTAATTCACCCTCAGTACCTAAACCGTCTGTTTCATCTTGTGCTGTAAATAAAGTGTCAGCGTGTGCTCTTGCTGTTGCTGTTCCATAACTACCTGTAACTTTACCACTACCAAATGCATATGTTATATCAGTATTGATGTACCATTTATTATCTTTTAAATTTGTGTTATCTATTTCTACCGTATAAACACCAATAGCATTTCTTTGTGCTTCAGTCCATAATGTAAAAATAGCAGCAGGATATTGATTATCACCAATAGTAATACCTTTGTTACCTTTTGGAAAACTTACAATTGATCCTGATTGTACTAATGCAAACATTCTATATCTCCTATGATAATGTTAAGTTTTGATTACGACCAACTTCTAACCATTTTGATCCGTTGTATCTGAACACAAACAAATCACCTTTAGCGGCAGTTGTTGTTAATGTTGGTGCTGTATCATCTTTAAATTCATAAGCGGCATTAAACGTTACTGTTCTAGAACCTGTACCATCTTGTATAATTAACAAAGATACAAATGCCCCAGCAACACCGCCTGAAGCAGCACCCAATGTTCTATTTGCACCTAATGTTACTTTTGCTACTGGTTGTGTTAATGCGTTCCAAGATATTGTAGAAGCGTCTGTTAATGTTGCTTCTGGATTTATTGCGGCACTAGTAAATGATGAATATGCACCATCATTAAAGTTTACTAATTCTGTTCCATCAAATTGTTGAATAATAATATCTTTTGCGTCAGTCATTGGTTTAATAACTGTATCACCAGATGAAGTACCAAATGAAACGTGATCTGTATTGGCAATCTTAATATCTATTCTATCATCTGTATCAGCAGTAATAGATGTATCAGCATCAGCGTCTAAAATTAATTCTGTACCATTCATATCAATATTAGATGAAGGTGTAATAGTTGTAGCAGTTAATGCTTGTGCGGCTATTGTGCTACCAGACTGTGCTGTAAATGTGTTGGCAGTAAATTGAAAATCATCTGCCCCAGCAATCTTAATATCTATTTGATCGTCTGTATCTGCCGTGATAGTAGTATCACCATCAGCGTCTAGTACAAATTCTGAACCTTTTAAATCTTCTATTTTTGCAAATGCTTCATTACTGAAAGTTGTTATAACATATATCTCTGCTGAACTAGCAGGCGCACTAGAGAATGTAATTCTTTTTAAATCACCTGATCCATCTGCCCCTAATGTGTACGCTTTACCACTACCTGGTTCTTGTCTAACATTTTCAACAAATACTTGTAAAGCATTTTCGCCCCCAGCAGGAACTACATTTGCTAAATCAAAAGTTGTTGTAGAGCCATCACCTGTAAAGGTATCCTTTGTGGGTGCAACTCTAAAGTTAGTTGTTGGTCTTGCGCCTAAATATGCCATTCTTTATCCTATACGTCTTCTAATACTGAAACTAATGCGTCAGCACTATTAGAAGCACTTGCTGAAACTCTTAATACATCTGCTGCGGAACCTGTGTTTTGCAAAACAAGTTTGTTTCCTGACATTACCTCTAATGAGGAACCTGCAGGAATACTTGCGTTTTTAACAATATGCACATCATTTGAACCTGCGTTATTGTCTAAAAATACATTAACAGTTATACCTGCTGTTGATGTATTTGCAATGGTGATCCCGATAACTATTGCTTCTAATGCTGAAGATCCAGCACCTGCAGGTACAGAATAAACCGCACTAGCAGAAGCACCCGCTGAAGTATTTACATTTGTTACTGCAAATCTTTTAAAATCGTTAGCCATCTTTTATATCCTTTTCTACTATTTATACTTATCCTAGCGCAACTGCCTGAGCAATTGCAAAAGCATTTGTCGCTAATCCAACACCACCTTGCGTGATGGTACCTGCTTCAATGGTACCAGTAGTTGTTAGATTTTCATTACTAAAATTAATTGTTCCTGAACTATCTGTAATTGATCCACCTGTTATGGTCAATATAGCAGAACCTGTTGTATCAGCGAAACTTGTTGATGATGTTCTTGCAAGGTTACCCATATAGGCATGTGAAGAACATTGATAATATAATCTTTGAGGTGTTGCGGTTGATACGACAATCTGTGTGTATGCACCTGAACTACCTGGTGTTCCGTTTGTTGTAACACCTGTTGAGTATATGTTATTTTTTGCAGCGTCTAAATAAAATCTTATTGGGTGACCACTATTAGAACTATCTGCCTGATTAAATCTATATGTATTGCCTGGTTCAAATTGTATAAAGGGTGCCTCAACACCATCTATTTTATATCCATTACCTGATCCTGTACCTTCATATATGTGATTAGTTGTTTTACTTGCAACAGTTGCTACTAATTCTGTGTATGCATTTGTTCCATCAGCATTATGTTGTGCCCCTAATACGTCAGCAAAAATATTTTGTGGTATTTCATTTGCAACGGCAAGTGTTAAAGTATCAGTCGCACTTACAGAGGCACTAATACCAGCAGAACCTGTAACTAATAATGTATTACCTGTTACAATTGTTTGTGTAGTAGAACCATCAGATAAAGTAAAACCTGTACCAGTAACACTTGTATTGATCTCATTGATCGCAAGTATAATAGAACCTTTAGCTGTTGTAGATAAAGACGATAAATCACCTACGTCTGTACCTAACGAGTTAAAGGTCGTTCTAAAATTATCTAACGTTTGAGTTGTTGCTACACTTCTAACTGCCATTTGTTACCTTAATTAATAAATCTTTTATTTCTTTTAATTCTGTTTTAATACTATTTATTTCTCTTACAGCATACTTTAATTCATCATTACTTTTTCTTGCTTCTTTAACTCTGTTCATATAAATTGTATAGGCATTTCTGTCTGTGTTTACAATTGCATTAGAACCTGTTTCTCTTACAAGTGTTCTATGACCTTCTACTTTTAAATAACTCATTATGTTGCCAATGCAATCGCTCTCATATCCGTTAGTCTTGGTGGATATGCAGGATTGGATCCTTTCATAACTATTTTAATTTTGAAAGCACTAAACTCAGATATATTTGAAGCACTAAAGTTATAATCAAAGAAATCTTGTTTATAGTTTTCATTGTATGGTGACTGTGATCTATTCTCAGCACTTATCGCCACATTGTCTTGTGTTAATTGAACATAAGGTATATCGTCCATAGGTGTTTCATCATCTACACCTCTTGTCTTATGATATACTTCAATTGAAGATGTTGGAAAAATACTTGCTGCTAATCTTACATCAATTGCTGTTGCAGGATTTTCTAAATTAATTTCTTTCGTAATATATTTTGCAGCCGCACTACCACCATCTGGATCTGTTTCTGCAACAAAACCAGTTGTGTTACTATTAGTAGGATTATCTAATTTGTTGTGAATACAAAATACATTTGTTCTTTGTAAATCTATTACAGGACTAACATCTGAACTGGTAGAATTTAATGTAATATTGTAGAAGAAAGATTTTGCACTTGATAAATAAGTTGTTTCATTAATTGCACTCAATACTGCCTTCGCACTTGTAAAGTAGAAGTTATCATTAGGAACAATATTTGTAAATGAAGTTTCAGTTGAGTATGCCGTTTCACTACCATGTACAGATTGAGTTGAAGTTGTTTTAACAGAATGTACTGAGGTAGTATCTGGAAAATTCATTAAACCCATTTGAGGTTGTATTGCTTCAAAGGCACGATCTTGTGTTGCAACAACAGTTGATCCCCCTACGACACCAGTTGATGTTGCAGGATCGCCTGATAATGTAATTGTGTAAGTATCCTCAGTTACATTACCAATACTATGTGTGCCGTTTATAACACTACCTTGTATACCATTAAAGTCAGTAGTTGCACCTAGACCAGATATTGTAACTTTACTAGGACTACTATCTTGCATACCGTGACCTCTATGAGTAATACGAATAATATTTGGATTACCACCAAAAGCAGAACCACTGCCTGAACTACTATCTGTTTCGATAGGATTATTTACTAATGTTTTACTATCTATAGTATCATTTGTAAGTTGTAATGTACCAGTTGTATTAGTTGTAAATGCACATTTATATAAAGTAAATTTTAAATCTTCCATTTGATCCTCTGACCACAATGAAGTATTCTGTGATCTAAAGAAAGAACCAAGTAAAGGTTGAGTTGATATTCTTCTTGTACCGCCAATGTCTGTATCACCAAGTCTTGATACCCAAACTTTATATTTCTGACTATCAGGTTTTATAATAATTGCATATTCTTTATTACCTTGACAATATACAGGACTTGGGAAAGTCACCGTAGTTGCACTTGAAGCATCAGCAGATGTATTAACTGAACTTGGATTTAATATTACCTCACTAAATGGTAATATTTTTTGACCAGGTCTACTATTAATAGTTTCTACAAGATAAACTTTTACTGGTATGTTATCATCTTTTTCACTAAAGAATAAATCTACTTTTGATAAAAACACGCCTTGTTTAGTTTGTATTCTAAATGTTTGTGCTACAGGATCATTAAATTGATCGTTAGTTCTATCTCTCTCTCCCGGTCTATCTCCACCAATTTGTTGCGAATTAACATTATCTGTTATTCTAATTGGTTCTGACTCTGTTACTGTTCTTGATCTAATAATTGGAACTCTAGTTGCTTGTATAGTTTCCTCAGTTGTAAATTGTAAACCACGAGCCGTATATCTACCGTCTGCAAAAGTATCAACATCATCATCAGTTGAAGAATTTGTTGAATTACTTGTCAATCTGAATATTCTTTCACCTGCTCTAAATCTTACTGTATCTGTATTTGGTATTGTAAACGTTCCTGATACAGCGCCGTTTGCGTCAGTTGTTAGTTGACCTCCTAGAACACCAGCATTAGGTGTTACATGTGCTGATACATCTACGTTATCAAAAAAAGGAAATACTTTTGTATTGGGTTTTAATCTTGTACCACTAAATGAAACATCTCTTGAACGAATAAAAGGTATAAAAGATAAATCAACAATACGTTCACCAAATGATTGTCGTTGAACATTTGAACCAGCAATCTCTCTTGTAATACCTGTTCTTGATACTGTTCCTATTCTACCTGAAGAAGTTGTTATAAAATTACCTTGTCTATCAGAGTTATTCCATCTACCTGTCCAGTTAGTCTGCCATTCGTTCCACATTGTACCCAAATTATTTGTGTTACCAGCAAGTGCTGTTATTGTATCAAATAATCCATTGTCATTTACAATTAAGTCAGGTCTTCTTGTTACATCTTTCCATTCATCTACATCAGGTGTTAATGTAACTTCACCTACATATTGAAATACTAAGAAAGGATTACAGTTAACAGTTTTACTTGCAAATTCATTTTGTATAAATGCTGATGAAGTATAAGGTAGTGTAATTAAATCACCTGTCTTTTGATAACCCTCAGCACTTCTTAAACTATCTGTATTGACACTAGCACTTTCAATTAATTTTACGTTATCTGTAAAGTGAGTAGGTCTTAATTCACCCTCACTCATGTCCATTGCAGCTCTGTATTCTAATGATTGAACATCACCTACATTGTGACCTTTGAAACTATCTACAACAATACCATTTTTAAATCTATCTAATCCTGTACCTGCGTCTTGTATCTGTGTATTAATTGCTTGTTGTTCTAATAATGAAAGTTGAGTATAGTATTCTATGTTTTTAATTCTTGTTTCAAGTTTACCAATGTCTCTCATTGTGTAACGTCTATTATCAATTGTTGTAACCTTTACGTCTGTTGTATCAAAAGTATATGCCGGCAACGATAGATAATATAATGCCATTGCGTCATCAATAGGTTCTGGTCTTTGCGGATCTAATGCACTTGCACCTGTTGCCGCAACAAACTGTCCGTCTTTCTGCATAAAGATACCATCTATTCTTGCAAGATAAAATTCAAAGTCACTTGTTAAATCACTGCCAGGTTTTGGCATATCAACTGCTGAAGAACCTGCATTAACAAAATTCTTTGCACCTGTAGCATCTTTATCATTAAATCCTACAACTTCACTATCGTCTGAAACTCTTGGTCTAAAGTCAACACACTCTCGTAATTCTAATTTACCTTTTGATGGACTTTCAAATGATGGTATGTTTTCGTAATCAACAGCACCTGTGTAACTATCTACACTAAAGTAATCACCAGCACCATGTGAGAAGTGTGAGAATGTAATCAACAATCTTCCTGTTGGTGTTAATGAACCAGGTTTTCTAACAATAGAACCTATGTCATAGAAACTATCTCTTTGACCATTGTCTAATGTAAATCTATCTGTAATATCTGTATCACTTGTTGTTGCGTTTGTACTAAAGTCTGCTGCCATGTGAACACTTGTTAATGCAAATATATCTGCCTTACCTAAACCTATTCTATTCTCAGTAGATAGTGCCTCTGTAGCAGTTGTAGCAGTTATGCCAGTTTGTAAAGTTTTAGTTTTTTCACTGGCAACACTTCTTGTTATAGTTGCGACTAACTTAACTTTTGCTGTTCTAAAGTTAGCACCTAAATCTACTTGTAACTGTCTACCTGATGGAGTACCTGTTAAGGTAAAGATTGCTGCACCCTCGTGGTTATTGCCTGAGAGAGAAACAAGATCACCTACAGCACCTGAACTTGCACCAGCAGTCATAATCTGTAAAGTAAAATCGCCTTCACTATGACTATCAAAAGTTTCATTTGCACCTGCATTGAAAGTTGCAACACCATTTGAGTCTAGTGTATCTACGAATGTTCTTCTTACTTTATGATTAGTATCTGTGATACCTGAGTTATCAGTTGTCTTTAAAGTTTTAATAACATCAGCAGGTAATTTGTAAATAAGAGAGTTTTGATCTATGTTAGAAAGTTTTACTCGTCTTCTTATAATTGGTGAACCAGTTGTAATATCAGCAGAAGCTGTTGCTGTTGCAATAGTTAATGCTGTGTTACTTGCAATCTCTGATACGACAGCAGTAAGTGTTTCACCTGTGTTGTCTGTAAATTGAATTGTATCGCCTGTAATTAATTCACTTGTAAATTTTGTATTTTGTCCTATAGCGGTTGTATCATTATTACCAAAAGTAATTGTACCAGATAATAATTTAAAACTATCATCTTTAGTATCAACAGCACTAGAAGATAAAACAGCATCAGCAGTAAAGTTAGGACTTCCTGCTTGTGATACTTGTTTTACATCTGCAATGGTAAATGTTTGAACACTATTTCTTGCAGCCGCATTTGAAGCAACTGTTGCACTCGCACCTGTTTCGTTTGTTACAGACTCGCCTGCAACGAATGTGCCTTTTACATTTGATAAAATATATAAACCAGAAACAGATACATCTTCAATAATACCAGTTGCACCTGATGTACCACCTGTTAATACTTCACCAGTTTTCTTTGTGAATGAACCAGTAACAACGTGAGTAAACATATCAACATTAAATAAACCTAATTTGTAAACAGAGGTTACATTACTTGAAGTTGCACCGGCAGTTCCTGATGAGTATTCAAAGAACCTAGGTTTTGCACGACCTATTGTGTGTAGTGTTGTAGAAGATCCTACGTTAGAAGTACCTCTACTTGCTGTTGCTTTTTTTAGTAAACTTAATTCTTTAAATGCTTCAGTCTCACCTGATACTGTACCTAAGTCAGGTTGACCGTGAATATTTGTAACATCAATAGATGATCCAATATTTAATCTTGTTGTTGAATTATTTACAGTATCAAACTCTCTTGCCTTTTCTATTGTGACAAATTTTTGAGAAGTAGTATCAACTTCATAACCTTTAACATAACCTTTACCAGGTGATAATCCTATAGCAAGTCTTGCTTCAGATTGTGTTGATGTTAAACCATTATGTAAACTTGAACTATCAGCAGCAAAGATACCACGATTAGAACCTGTGTCTTGATGTTCTCGTATGTCAATATCAAAAGGACGAATAACATAGTCACCACTTTCTTCACTTGTTCTTCTTGCTAAAGTTTCTTCAAGAATATTATAGTCTGTTCTTTTTACAATTTTTTCTAAACCACCACCGTTAACTCTAAGTATCTCTACAAAATTTTCATCATCAGTAGCAGTTAAAGTTTTCTTTGCAAGTGATAATCCAATTTTAAATCTATGTGCCCCAGGTGCATTTATGTTTGATGTACCTTGTGCATTATCATTCAATGAAGTATCGCCTTCAGGTGTTACAAAACTTTCTGTTGTTGTAAACCCTACTCTATATGTTGGTGTATTTGTGTATGCGTCAAGTATTAAAGTTTCTTCACTATTCTTTACAAAGAAACCGTTTATAAAATAAACACCTTCTTCAACTTTTACAGCACTTGCCTTACCAGTTGCATTTGAACTTGTAGGTAATGAAGTACCCGAAGTACCAACGACAGCCGTAAAGGCCGTGCCTTCAGCAGTTGTGCCAGAAAGTGTTTCACCTTCTGTAAATGTTCTTGAAGTATTGTTTGTGCCTGTCTTTGTGTATGTCACATAAAGAGTTGCGGCAGCAGTTGAACTTGACTCACTTGTGTTTGTAACTTCAGCAACAACACCTGATGTTGCACCTGTTAATGTTGTACCTGATATTGAAGCCGCTGTTGAAGTTGTATGACTTGTTAATTTAACATATTCATAATCTATATTAAGGGCAACTTGACCTGGTATAACCATTGCACCGTCTTTAAAGACATGCTCACCAAATCTTTCTATTTGATTTTGTAAGATAGTTTGTAGTTGTGTTAATTCTCTACCTTGTACCGCAAAAGATGGTCGAAACAATACTCTGTGAAAGTTTTTACTTTCAGCAAAATCATCATAATACGGTGATACGTTAAAGTTAGTTGTCATTTATCACCCTTCTAAAACTCTACGATTAACTTAACATTCTCCGTTTGATCTGACGCTCTTGATATTGGTTTTCTATTTTCAATATACAAGATATCACCAGTATCATGCGTTAATTCTGGTGTAGTGTCATGTGAACTAGGAGTACCTGTTGCACTTGAAGTAGCACCTGTGACTGTATGCGTACTTGCGAATGCTGTTAAGTTGCCATTTGTATCAACACCTTGATCTGTAAATTGTGGTTGTATGTATCTTAATACTTTTGTAGTAGAATTAAAATCTACAACGAAACCTACAGCACCAGTTGTTGCTTGTGAAATTTTTTCGTCTGCTTGAAATGAACCCGGCGTGCCACTAAATGTAATTGACTTAGTTGCGTCTAGTGTTGATGCTGTTGCAACAGCACTTGTTGTACTATCTGTTGGGTTTCTTAACAATGCAATTCTTCTAAAATCATTACCTGTACTAAAATCACCTGAACCATCTGCTTGTGTTAAGTTGACATTTAACATAACAAAGAAACCACCTAACTCTGTAACAATATTAGAAGCGTGTCCGCCTGGTGGTGAAATTATGAAATCTATATCTGAACTTGATACACTACCAAAGTCACTTGCTTTAATACTTGCAAAAGTATAACCTGAACCGGCAGTTGTTATTGTAACTGAACTAACAGCATTAGATGAAACTACTACTGTACACTCACCACTTGAACCATCACCTCGTATAGCAACACCTGTATATGTACCGTTTGAACCACCACTACCACCAGAAGTAATCTTTACATGTTCGATTGCACCAGCAGTTGTAGAGAAGTCTGAACTCTCTGTGGATACATGCATAAAGTCAGTTGATAAAAAGTTTGCTTGTTCAGAAGCAGAAAGTGAATACATGTATTTCCATTTATAACTATCTGCCGTACTGAATACACTTGTTGATTTATTACCAGATGGTTCTGTTGTTGAAGCCCCACCTGCATTATTATCAATACATTTATATACATCAAATGTACTATTCATTACATAGAAAGTTGCGTCATACAAAGATGTCGCACCACTATCAGCTGCTATCGTTGAACCTGCACTATTAATATCACCATAGTCGTGTCTATAATAATCGTAAACTGTACCTGTTGCCCAATTTCTTCTTGGTATTGCAATACTTACATCTGTTTCTGCTATTTTCTTTGCTGACAAGAAATCATCATAAGCGTAATATTCTACTTGCCCTACATCATCTACTGGTGTAGGAGGCGAAGTGTCTGTTCCATCATTAAAGGCTTGATCATTTGCAAACGCTTGAGGTCTACCTATTGCAAGATAGTATTTGTCAGCAGTCTCGCCAAAACTTTCTTTGAATTGTTCGGCGTTGTGTACTCTAAAATCTTTTGTTATAATCGCTGGCATGTTGTCTCCTGAAACTATTTATACGATATACCTATCATCTTGTTGTTTTTATTTGAGCAGGTATAGCATATCTTGTACCTACTTTAGTTGCAAAGTCTCCTAATTGATTTGCTGCACCATCCAGTGTCGTACTACCTGTACCTGTTAGTTTAATATTATTTATTCGTGTTAATCCAATAGCATCTGAGTCCATAGTATCACTCGCAGGTTCTCGTCTCATCTCACCACCGTCTTCCATCAATAAACTATCACCAGCATTAGCAGAACCGTTTGTACTATCTAATAATAATCTATCTGGCACATGATTAAATGCACTAAAGATAAATCTACCTATTGTATCCATTCTTGCACCTGCATAGATAAACCCTTGATTTACATTAGTTGATCTGAAAGATGTTTCTCTATCATCACTTGTTTGTATAGTAATGTCTTGACTTAATGTAACATCTCTAGTAGCAGAAGCGAATGAAGCGTCTCTTTCAATACCTAATAAAGGATTACTTCGAAGTGACGTACCATCAGTTGTTGTGCCTAATCGTCTACCTACTTTCTCGCCAAAGATAACTCTGAATGCTTCAATAATCTCATCTTGTTCAATACCTTGAGTTATTAGTCTACCTGATCTTAACTTAGCGTCAAGTCTTGAAACAATACTAACTTCACCTGCAAGATAAAAACCTGCTGGGTGTACAGACGATTTAAGATATTCTCTCCAGTCTGCAATTGCCTCACCTACTTTTACAACGTATGAATAATCTTGATAGTATAAACTATCTTGTATCTTCTTTGTATTCTCTGATACATGTCCTCTAACACCTACAAACTCACCCTCAGTTTCTATTAATGTACCTGCTGTTGATGATACTACGGCTTGATCTGCATTTCTAACACGAGCAGTCACACTTGATGAACTACCTGTAATTGTAACTTTGTCATCAAAGGTACCTATGACATCAGTAAGAACTAATATGTTTGTTTGAGTATTAAAACTTTCTATTGTACCTGATACAGTATCACTTGTCTCTAATTGTAATCTACTTTCGTCTGAACCATTATGTGTTATGATTATTATATCTTCGTCTCTATCGTCTTCATATATCGTATGAACTAATCTATTACCATCTTCCGTAATTATACCATCTTGTTCAAAACCATCAAACACAGCGCTTTCATTATTTTCTTCAAAGGCAATACTATCGCCATCCTCTGTCAGTATATCACCTTCTTCACCATCTAATCTTAAAATAGAATGTCTAAAGTCTTCTAGTAATATTGGAAAATCTAAAGGTTCAAAACTTTCTAATGTAACATTATCTTCAGCAGTTGCCGTTACAGTTTCGCCTATAGTAAAAGAACCTGATAAGGTATCAATCTGCATATGTAGTTTAGGATTTAAAACAGGTGCTTCTTCATATCTATAACCTTGATCTAATATTTTAAAACCTAATAAATTACCTACACTAGTTGAAACAGGAAATACTGTTGCACTTGAACCTGATGTTGAAGTTACACCTACAGTTGGTAGTGTTAAGTACCCACCGCCTTTATTAGTAATTTTTATTTTTGTAATATCATTTGTACCACTATTAGTTTCTGCCTCCATAACTAATTGATCAGTTGAACTATCTTCTAAAATAATTAAACCATCTTCTACTCTATCTTGTTCTAAAAGAAAACCACCATTAACTACAGCAACCTCACCTGCAAGTCCTAAACCATCAGTAGGATTAGTAACACTCAATGCGTCACCTACAGCGTAACCTGAACCGCCACTTTCAACTAAAATACTTTCTATCTCACCATAACTTACTGAGTCGACTTGAGCACTTAAACCTATACCACCTTTTTGTTGACTAACAGGAACTTGTTCGTTTATTGTATAGTATCTACCACCAGATGTTACTGTTAAGTCGTCCGCAATACTTTCAATGTTACATGTAATAGTAACGTCAACATCATCATTGGCCGTACCAGTAAATGTTGAGAATGTTTGTTGTAATACTTTACTACCGTCTTCGTTTATTATATCGTCTTCGTCAGTCTCATCTATTATCGCATCACCTAAACTATTTTGAAATGTGCCTGTGATACTTGCTTTGTTTAATATTAATGTTGCAACGTCTCTCTGTATACCACCTAAACTTACGGCATTAACAGTTACACTTTCTACAACAGCACTTGCAAGATTAACTGTTGTGTTACCTGCAATGTTTGCTTGTGTAATTGTTTGACCTGTAAGTTTAGTCATATCACCATTTGATGGTGATAAAAGAGTTGCCTTAATTAAATTTTGTGTTTGAAAGTTACCGTCACTAACTCTTAATAAATCAACAGTAGGATAATATAATTCTGGTGTCTCATTAAATAATGCACGAAAGAATATCTCATGACCTTTCTTTGTACCTTTTCTTTTGTACAAAGATAAAATATTTTTTGTTAGTTGTCTTTTGTCAAGACCACTTGTTAAGTCATTTGGTATTGTTTGTAGAAAACTATTTCTAAATTGTAAAAAGAAATCATCTAGTGTATCGTTCACATCAGCATACTCAAGGAGTTGTGATATACTTTCGTTAGGGTTTGCCCTATACTTTGATATCACACCTTGAGCACCTGACGTGCCACCTGTAACTGTCTCTCCTGTTACAAACTTTGAATTTGAAGATATATATAATTTTAAATTGTCAGTATCTTCAGCAAGTATTACTGCTGTCTCTCCTGATGTAACACCTGTTATAGTTTCACCTTTTGTAAACTCACCTACTGAACCTTCTTCGTTTAGTATATAATCATTTTCATTATTACCTTTATCATCTGTAGCATTTAATGCTAAAAAAGATTCCGTTGATGTTTCTAAAAGTATTTGATCACTCGCTGTCACACTTGCTAGTGTAATCTGAGCAGAATCCATAAAACGATAATATTGTTTTACGAACTCTACCAATAAAGGATTATTGGCTTGAATGTGTTGTGGAAACTGCCTACTTACTAAGGAACTTAATTTCTTTGTGAACTTTGCCATAGATTACGAAGCATAACTTGTTGCTGTTGTGTAACCTATACCTGATGTTGTATCGTATGTATCAGCAGATACAGTTACAGTTGTATTTGTTTCATCTAGTTCAAGAACTTGATTTCTTACTGGTTTGATATCAACTGAATTAGGTATGATCGTTAGTCTTACCGTTGTTGATGTTGCACCATCTACATTTGAAACCTCTGTTATGAATAAAGAGTTTAATGTAATAGTACCATTTGTGTAATCTATTGTGCCTATGTTATTATTTGTATATGTTCTTGTTTGTCCTACAAGATAATAAAGTCTTACATTACCAGCACCATCTTCATCTAAAAAATATTCGTTAGTTGTATCACCATTAATTTTAAAACCTGATGATGTTAGAACACCACCCGCTGTTGCGTTATGTCCTGAATGTGGATTATAAAATGCATTGTTATAACCTATTGTATAAGTCGTTGCACTTGTTGTAGTAGCAGTAAATGACTTATGCATTTTAACTGTTGTGATATTAGATAAGATTGCCGTATCAACTTTGTTTATTGTTTCAATAAATTTAGAATGTCTAAACACAGTATCGAATTGTTGTAAGTTATCTGTATTGAATTTAGTTATTGCTGAATTTACTAATGCTTTAATACTATCAGTTGATCTTGTTGTTGTCTTAGCATCATACTTAACGTCAACCCCTAATTGTAAAAAAGTTGTTTCAGGATCTTCTATAACTGGTGTGATACTTGCAACGTTAAAATCTTTTAATTGTGTAATGATATCAGTCTTAGTTGCCTCTGTAAGTGTAGCACCTGTAACAGGTTTGATTGAGATATAAACACGACCATAAGATGGCGTAGTATTATCTTCACCGCCCCATACCTGAACTGACTGTGCATTTGTATAAATCTGTTTAACTTTACTTTGATAATCTTTTGGCGTAACTGTTCTATTTTGAGAAGCGTATTGTCTTGGTGCATTGAAACGAATACTATCAGGACTTTCTGCTTGTGCCCCATTAGCAGAATTAGTGGCAGTAGTAATAGTCACATCAGAAAAACCACCAATATCACCTGATAAACTAAATGAACTAGCGCCATTACTTTGATTTGCATTTGTAACAAGATAAGATAGTGTTACAATATTACCTGTAGATAATGAGGCACCTAAAACGCCATCACCAAATACAACTTCGTATTGTTGATCTTCAGCACCTTCAAGATAATAAACTTTAGATGAAGAAGTAACATCTGCTAAATCTGTTGCAAGTGTGTATGTGTTTGTTGTTGTATCACTTGTGCTATTTTGTACTGTTACTTTTAAAGTAGTTGTATCAGCAAAATTATTTTTAATTAAAAATCTTTGATCTGCATTTGAGACATCTACTGTAAATTTATTATTAACAATAGTACCTTCGTAAACAGGTAGATTAGAAAAAGTATAAACACCATCATTAGGTGTAATTGTAGTTGAGTCTTTTACAACATAACTAAAAGATACACCATCTACTGAGGTTGTAAATGCTGTGCCTCTTGTTGCTGTTAACGTTGAACCTATAGCACTATTAACAGTTACGTTTAGAAACGCAACAGGTGATGTTGCACTTCTTGGTGTATACCCAACATGTTTAGCATGTGAGACAATACTATTTCGTAAGTCAGCACTATCTAAAAACATTTCGTTAGCAAGAACGTTTGCATATACAGCATTGTAATGTGTATTGTATGCTAATACATCTAATAGTACAGACATTGTTGATCCTTCAAAATCGTAATCTGTTAATTGATCTTGTTGTGATAAAAATGTTTTTAGATTGTCTTTGATATTATCAAAATCTAAATCTGTTACGTTTAATCTTTTTGGCATTATCTACTTCTTTCTAACATTGTTGTTAAGGTTATTAATTCACCTGGTACATTAACTACATAAAAACTAATAGTCACCTCGTATGAGTTAGCATCTGGTTTAGCAGCCGCAGCTACTGATACTAGTCTAGCACGAGGTTCAAAATTTTCAATACACTCTGCAATTGTTCTTTGCAAGATATTGGCAGTAATAGGGTTCATAGGTTCAAACAACATTGCTGTCACACTCGAACCTATCTCAGGATGAAAAGGTCTCTCAAAATGATTTGTCAAGATTAGATTTCGCACAGATTGTTTTACTGCGTCAACGTCTGTCTTAACAATAACATCTTTTGTAGAAGCATTCTTTTCAAATGATAATGCAATATCTTTGTATAGACGAACTGATCTGGAACTTGCGTTAGTTCTAGAAGCGTCTGTATAACCTGATTGAAGTATTGCCATGATAACTATTTATATAGTTAACCTGCAAAAACATTAGAAGATCCTGAGGCAGATGAATTAGGTACCCAAGACCCATGACCACCTGTTGCATCACCTTTTCTATGTACACCTATACCGTTTACAAATACGGTAGACGACCCACCAGTTGCAGGATCACCACATGCTGTAGTATCACCAATTCTAGTTGTCTTTGCACTATTCGTAAAAACATTACTTGAACCAGTTGCATATGCTGTTTGATGAAAAGGATTAGGAGTAGGACTTGCATGACCTACATGATTATCTAATCCTACTCTAGTAACAGCAGGCACTATCTACCTTGCCCCACACTTCTTTTGTGTTGTCTTCTCTTATTTTTATTCTTAGGTCTTGATCTAGAACTATCTCCTATAGATGTTCTTTTCTTAGGACCTCTAGAATATGATACTATGTTTATACCTTTAGCCATTATACATCAT